ATACTAATATTTGTTCTAAAAGTTGTAACTTTTGATCAGTGTTAGCACTCCAAATATCAACTTTCATAGTTAATTTAAATGGAGTAGGCATTAGTCTTTCAACTGTGTAGTTACGACCTTGTGCTTGATTATATGCAGTACCAGTAACATCTCGTTCTCGTATATGTACTTTTCCAATATAGCTACTATCACCTATTCGACTAGAATCTAAGTCCAGGCCAGACACATGCACAGCAATGCGTGGTGTACTGTTAATTTTATTTTCACTGTTTTGTCTGAGTATACTAGCTACTTGCCGATCCTGATCACCGTACATTACAGGCACACGAACCAGTGTACCGTCACCATATTTTACAACAAAATTACTGAACACGCGAATTGTCTGAGTAACATATCGTCTTATCTGGCCGTCGTAGAACCACTGCATTATAAATCCGCCCTAGGTTTAAGTGCCTTGCTAAGGCTCGATCTTTCTTCTTCTCGTAAGTTATATAGGTTTAGTGCCCATCGACCGTCATACGGTATTTTTTGTTGTGTACTATCAACTATTGGTAAAGTAATTCTAACCTTACCAGAATATATACCTAACATTGATGGGTGGTCTGCGACCGCATATTCTAATTTAAGTGTTTCTAATTTGAGAACAATATACAATGCTGTAGTATACGGAATTGTAGTATCAATTACATATTGATCTTTGACTAGTTTAATATAATCAGTTGCAACAACTTGATTATATGTGTAGTTGTTATTATTAATGAAACTGGTTTTCAAAGTACTTCTAGTGTCGCTATTTGACAAGTCCATGCGTACATTATCCTCAACTTTGACCCAGCGATTTTCTTGATATCTAAATAATCTATTGGGTAAAAAATCAGTTCTTAAAAAGAAATCATTGTGAGCGGCGGAAACTGGAAACTGTATACCAAATCCAAAATCATACCCATTAACAGGTAAGCCGTCTCCGGTCAAGTAACCAGCATAACCGCTACGTTGAGGCACTGCATTAACAGCACTGGCTCTAAGTGTACTACTTGCATCTCGTGTGTCTTCGTCTGCAGTTTCTAATACAGGATTACCTTTTTCATCAACTGCAAGAGTATAGAATTGACGAGTTTCATATCCACTCTTAGGAGAATCTATATTTGCCTGTGCTAATATTTGATCGTTAATTTGTAATTCTTTTGCTCGTGTGCTTAAAATATCTTGTATAGTTGGACCTGTTGGATTATCAGTACTGGCAGGCAGTTTGAGGATATCTGCAAATTGCTGGGCATCTGTAATCTTTTTTATTTTTAATCTGTACAAGTGCGGATACCAAGTAGCACTAAATCCTTCGCTAGCACGACCAACATCTTCGATAACATAGTAACGAGGCAAGCTGACTTCATAATCGTTAAGGGCAAATTCATCTCGCAAATGCGGCAATTCCATAACATCACCGCTGATTGGTTTACGTCCAATGTACTTGATAAAATCGTTAATGTGAACTGTCATATAAAGAGTATCATTGTCAATAAACAAGCCAAATTGGCTCAGGTTAAAATCGACATTTTGAACATTATATACTCCTCTAATCCTATAAATTTCTTCATCATACTTTCTATCTCTATTTTCTAAAAATAGCAGATCTTGTATGTTGGCTACATTGTATGAATCGATCACAGGCTGATCAGCAGTTCCGTTAGCATTTAGCTTAGGGCCTAAATACTTGTGCAAATACACATCAGTACCGCCCACTTGGAACATTTCGCTGGCCTGTCGATCTATAAATTTATAGTCGAGGCCCTTTTCTGGTTTATATAGTGAAAGTCTTGGCATATGATATTTATCGCCGCATAAATATGTGTGGAGACTTAATATGGACGATCAAACCCTAACAACTGAATCTAATTCTACTATTGAACGTAACAAGGTATTTGACTATGTACGTCAAATGCTCGGCGACGGCATGATCGAAGTAGAGCTAGACCCTATACACTACGAAACAGCATTGGATCGTGCTATCAATCGTTTCCGTCAAAGAAGTTCAAACTCTGTAGAAGAAAGCTATAGTTTCCTTGAATTAATCCAGGATCAAAACGAATATAGATTGCCCGATGAAATTATCAGTGTGCAAAGTGTGTTCCGTAGAGCTATTGGTAGTCGTAGCGGCATTGGCGCGGGCGGAACGCTATTTGAACCATTTAATCTAGCCTATACCAACACTTATTTGATGTCAGGTAGTATGATGGGCGGCTTAGCAACTTATGAATTATTTGCCGGATATCAAAAGTTAGTAGGACGTATGTTTGGCAGTTATATTGAATTTCAATGGAAGCCTACTAGTCATATTTTAAATATTTTACAGCGTCCGTTTGCCCAAGGCGAACAGATCCTAATTAGAAGTCAAAATTTTAGACCTGACTGGGTAATACTACAAGACATCTACGCCAAGCAATGGCTACGTGATTATACTCTTGCAGTATGCAAACTAATGCTAGGCGAAGCACGTAGTAAGTTTGCCACTATTGCTGGCCCCGGTTCAGGCGGCATAACACTGAATGGTAAAGACCTACAGTCTGCCGGCAAAGAAGAACTAGAGAAACTGGACAAAGAATTGGTAGAATTAGTATCAGGCGGAACACCGATGACCTTTGTTATTGGCTAATAAATATTTGACCTTGTAACAAAACTGTTATATACTAGCATATCGTTAGGAGATGCTATGATTATAGGTGTATGTGGATTTATTGGTTCTGGCAAAGATACAGTTGCCGATTATCTTACTAATTTTCATGGCTTCCGACGAGAAAGTTTTGCCAACAGTTTAAAAGATGCAGTTGCCCATGTATTTGGATGGGATCGAACCATGCTAGAAGGCCGCACAAAAACTGCTCGAGAGTGGCGAGAACAAGTAGATCCGTGGTGGGCAGAACGTTTAAAAATGCCTAATCTTACTCCACGTTGGGTACTACAATATTGGGGCACTGAAGTTTGCCGTCGTGCATTCCACGATGATATCTGGATTGCCAGCTTAGAAAACAAACTACGTAACAGTACAGACGACATTGTTATTAGTGACTGTCGTTTTCCTAACGAAATTAAATCAATTAAAGATGCAGGCGGCATTGTAATACGTGTACATCGCGGCCCAGAGCCAGACTGGTATGATGATGCAGTTAATGCTAATCGTGGTGAAACTGGAAACTTTGCCTGGGCTACTAGTCGAGGTAAATTAGAAAAAGCAGGAATTCATGCAAGTGAAACTGCATGGGTAGGAACTAGGTTTGACACAGTCCTTGATAACAACGGTAGTATAGACGATTTATTTGCTCGAGTTAAAGGTCTGGTACAAGATCACCTTGGCGCCAACGAATCCCTTCTTTATGTAGGACACGCTGACAGTTTGCACACACTGTCTTAAGATTAGCATGGCGGCAGTTATTTAAATCACCGTCTACATGAAATACGTTAAACACTTCTTTATGCGATGACTTTGTACCGCATTTATCGCAAGTGTTTTTGAGCAGATAACCAGCTGACTTCCATCGAGGTAGTTTTACTCCACGACTGCATGCCCCGCACTGTGTTCTATAGTAGGGTTTATTGTTTTTGTAGTAGTTAATAGCTACCGGCGCTCGCCCGCAAGTACAAAGTGGTCTCATATTTTATTTAAGCCTTTTTTCGGCCTTTTTTCGGTAGTATACTAGCTCAAATTTGTAATTAATCTATAAATACATGAACAGCATGTCATCATGGAGATTACAAAATGGCTCAACTAAGTTCACCAGGCGTTAGCGTAACAGTTATAGACGAATCGTTCTATACCCCAGCCGCACCGGGTACAACCCCTTTAATTATCGTCGCTTCAGAAGAAAACAAAAAGAATGGTGCAGGTACTGGTACAGCACCCGGCACATTAAAATCAAATGCAGGTAAAGTATACTTGCTGACAAGCCAAAAAGATCTATCAGATACTTTTGGTACACCGGTGTTTAAAACTGATGCTAATAATAATCCTGTACACGCAGGTGAACAAAACGAATACGGTCTAGAAGCGGCTTACAGCTTCCTAGGAGTAAGTAATCGTGCTTATGTAGTACGTGCTGATTTAGATCTAGGACAGTTGGTCGGAAAAGCAGATGCTCCAACAAGTCCACCAGCAGATGGTACATATTGGTTTGATACAGCAAATACTAAATTAGGTATCTTTGAATGGAATGGCGCAGCCGCTACTGTAACTGACGGTCAATCATTTATGTCAGAAAAAGTTACAGTAATTACTGACAGCACCCAGACAACCGGTGTAAGTAACTATGCTCCGCTAGCAAGCGTAGGTTCAGTAGGTAACTATGCACTAGTAGCAGTTACAACATTAAATAAACTATGGTATAAAAAATATGCAACTGACACTGCCGCTGGTACATGGGTAGCAGTGGGTAGCACAGCATGGAAAGCAAGCTGGCCAGCCGCGCAAGGAACAATTTCTTCTCCAACACTATTAAGCGGTGACAGTATCGTTATTAACGGCGCTACAGTAACTGGTGTTACCACACTGGCAGCTTTAGTTACTGCAATCAATGCAGCCGCAATTTCAGGTGTTACATCGGCTGTAATTAATAATAAATTAGAAATTTACTCAACTGGAGTTGATGTTGTTATTTCAGGAACAACAGTTGCTAAAGTTGGTTTACAATCTATAACATATCGCGCACCGGTAATTACACTATCCCCACATTATACTGTTCCTAGCTATTCAACTGCTGATGGAACTGCTTACGGATCTACAACTGCAGGCGGAGCAACAGCATATCCTACAGGTAGCATCTGGGTTAAAACAACAAATGCAAACTTAGGTGCAAGTTGGATTGTTAAAAAATATAACGATGCAACTAGTGCATGGATTGAAAAAACAGCACCACTATATGCAACTCCGCAAGCCGCGTTATATGGACTTGATCCAGTAGGTGGCGGCATTAATTTAGCTCTGGGACAATTATATGTAAAATATAATGATGATGAAGGTGCAACTCCATACGCTACTTTTAAGATTTACGGACGTAGCGGAGTAGGTGCAACAAATATTATTTCTAGCGCAATTACAACTGGCACATTTACAGCAGGCGTTAATAGTTTTACAATATCTGCTACAGTTCCAGGAAGTGCAAGTTTATCTTCAGCAGTGACAGTATCTTTCACGGCAGCAAGCACGGCAGCAGACGCCGCAACACTACTGGCTGCGATTCAAGTAGCCATGGTTAGCAGTCAAGTTTCTGCTTCACTTAATGCTTCTAATAACAGCATTACAATTACTCACGCAACTGGCGGCAGTATTAGATTTGTCGATGTAACTAATCTTCCACTAGCTAAGATATTCTCGATAGCTACAACTGCAAACTTATCTGCTGATCCAACTGGTGCCGCTAACAAGTATGTTGCTAGTCTATGGACGTCAACTGTTGCTAGTCTTGGTTTTGCACCAGCGTCACAAACACCACCGACTACAATTCCAGAAGACGGAATATTATGGTATAACAGCACAATCGATGAAGTGGATATCATGGTACACAATGGTAGTGCATGGGTTGGCTACTTAAACTATACACAAAATGCAGTCGGCGGTACAAGTACAGACCCGGCTGGTCCGATTGTTAGTGCTACGCAACCGACTGTACAAAGCGATGGAACACCATTAGCGCACGGTGACTTGTGGATCAGCACAGCAAATTTAGAAAACTATCCACTAATTTACAAGTATAACTATTTGACTAAGAAATGGGTATTGGTTGATAATACAGATCAAACATCACAAACTGGAATTTTATTCCACGATGCACGTTGGACAACTGGTCCAGGTACTGGTACAGAAACAGGTACAGCCGCTTCGATCGTATCATTATTGTCAAGTAACTTCTTAGACTTTGACGCTCCGGATCCTGCACTATATCCAAAAGGTATGTTGCTATGGAACCTACGTCGTTCAGGATTCAACGTATAGAAGTTTGCACAAAACTATGTAGATGTTACAGCTAAAAATTATCGTAAAGCAGATGAATTAATGACTAGCTACTATCCACATCGTTGGATTAGCAATGCCGCTAATCAAGAAAATGGTGCAGGTACATTTGGCCGCAAGTCACAACGCAAAGTTGTACTACAGGCACTAGTTGCATTGATTAATAGCAACCAACAAATTCGTGATGAAGAGTCACGTGTGTTTAACTTGTTAGCTTGCCCAGGTTATATAGAGACACTACAACCACTAGTTGGTTTGAATTATGATCGCGGATTAACAGCATTTATCGTCGGTGATACACCAGCACGTCTAACACCAGATGCTACTACACTAAGTAACTGGGGTGCAAATACCGCAGGAGCATTAGACAATGGCGATAATGGACTATTAACAACCGACCCGCATCTAGCTGTTTTCTATCCATGGGGTTATACAACAGATTTGCTAGGTAACAATATTGTTGTTCCCCCGAGCCACATGATGCTACGCACCATTGCACTAAGCGATAATGTTAGCTATCCATGGTTTGCACCAGCCGGAACACGCCGAGGTGGTATTACCAATGCCAGCTCAGTCGGTTACATTGACTCAATGACTGGTGAATTTAATTCAGTTGCATTGAATACAGGACAACGTGATACACTGCAATCTCCAACAGTACATGTAAATCCAATTACATATATTACCGGTACAGGTCTAGTTAACTACGGTCAAATGACCCGTCAACTAACTGCTAGTAGTTTAGATCGTATCAACGTGGCACGTTTGGTAATTCACTTGCGTCGTCAGTTGTTACAGCTAGCTAAGCCATACATATTTGAACCAAACGATACACAAACTCGTAATGAAATCAAGCAGGCAGCTGAAAGTTTATTACTAGAACTAGTTGGTCAACGTGCAATTTATGACTTCCTAGTAGTTTGCGATTCAAGCAATAATACACCATCGAGAATTGATCGTAGCGAGCTTTACCTAGACATTGCGATTGAACCAGTTAAAGCAGTTGAATTTATTTACATTCCACTACGCTTGAAAAACACCGGTGAAATCAAAGGCCTTGGCGGCAAATAATTAGGAGAATATAAATGTCAATCGCAGCTTTATCAAGATTTACCGTACCACTAAAAGATGGTACTACACAAGGTATGTTAATGCCAAAACTAAGCTATCGTTTCAGAGTTAGCTTTGAAAACTTTGGCGTTAGCGGAAGCACAACAGAACTTACTAAACAGGTTAGTGATGCGGCTCGTCCACATATTACAATAGAAAATCAAAAGATTCAAGTTTATAACTCAACAATTAACTATGCAGGTCGTCCAACATGGGGTTCAATTACACTTAAACTACGTGATGATGTCAGCGGCAATGTTAGTAAACTAGTTGGTGAGCAGAATCAGAAACAATTTGATTACTTTGAACAAAGTTCGGCAGCGGCGGCAGGTGACTATAAGTTTACCATGCGTATTGAAATGCTAGACGGTGGTAACGGAACAAATGTCGGAGTACTTGAAACTTGGGAATGTTACGGATGCTATATCCAAGACACTGCCTGGGGTGAGTTAAAGTATTCAACACAGACTCCAATGGATATTACTCTTATAATATATCCGGACAACTGTATACAAGTTGGCAAAAATGCAGGTATCGGTACTCAAGGATTTCCACGTACTGGTGGCGGCACTATGCTTACTAACGGCGCACAATAATAAAAACCCACTTTGGTGGGTTTTTTATCGACTAATCATTAACTACGTATTTAATACGATCTAATAAATAATAGTATGGCATTCACTCCTACAAATCAATTATCATCTGACCCGCATGTTATATTGCGAGATCAGCGTCACGCAAGTCGACTATTTGTTGACGATCAGTTTAGGCTTGCTCCCAAACTTGATTTTCAATTTCATGTGGCCTTCAGTTTGAATACTAGTGCATTACGAACGATTGATCTAGCACAACGACACGCTAACGAAATTGGCATGCTGGTCAAAAATGTTGATTTGCCAGGATTTGTTATTGAATCTAAATTAGTAAATCAATACAATAGAAAAAGAGTGATACAAACTAAAGCAACTCCTAGTGCTATCATTATAAAGTTCCATGATGACAACATGGGAGTTATTAATCAACTATGGCAAAACTACTACAGTTATTATTATGCTGATAGTGCTTCTGCTAATAAAGTAGGCGCATATAATAAAACAGCGACTCGTAGTAGCGATTTTATAACTACTAACTACGGTTTTGATAATTCTAGTACAAGTCCGTTTTTCAATTATATTAAAATATATCAAATGGCTAGACATGAATATATTGGTTATAAATTAGTCAACCCATTAATTACAAAAATGGAAATGGGTAAAGTCAATTACGAAAGTACTAAAACTCACGAAATTTCAATGACCGTACAATGTGAAGCAATTAGTTATGAATCAGGAATGGTAGATGATGGTGGAGTGGAAGGATTCGCACAAACACATTACGATAACGCACCAAGTCCATTATTTGGCGCAGGCGCTGGAACAAGTGCTAGCCCGACATTTACTAATCAATCAACCTTAACTAATAACGCGATAGATTTCTTAAATAATTTAAAAGCTACAGTCAACGCTTATCAAAATACCAAAGATATAAATCCCACTGGATTACAGGGAATATCTAGTCCGTCGACATCACAAAACGTTGGTGGACTACAGGGAGTTAATTTTCCGCAATCATCAGTGGCACTAGATACCACTACAACTGCTAACAAAATTAATATAGGATAATAATGTCTAACTTACCATCACCTGCATCTGTAGGGCAAGCTGATACCAAGCAATTCTTTGATAAATTTTTTAATAATCAAGTTAGTTTTCCAGCGGCTGAGATTGATGCTACAGTTGGATTTTTTCTAAAAAGAAACTTTGATGTAGAAAGTGCAAGATCAACATCAATAGTATTATTAAATCAAGCCCGCATTGATAACATTAGTGTGTTTGAATTACTCGATTCACTTAAAGTACAAACTGACGTTCAACTAAGTCAGATCGTAGCACAGGTATTAAATTCATACAGAGAAAAAACTAGTTTATTAGGTTACAGGATTGCTCCATCTTTAGATACTTACGAATCCCGTAACATACTGGTATAATATGGCAAGCAAATTTGCTCGCGGTAGGTATACCATAATACACCCTGAAAAGTATGTTGGCACCAAAGTTCCAACATATCGATCAAGTTGGGAGTGGAGTTTTATGAAGTTTTGCGATACTAATCCTAGTGTGCAGAAATGGGCTAGTGAAGCTGTTCAAATACCTTACAGAGATCCGCTTACCGGCCGACAAACAGTTTATGTGCCTGACTTTTTTATACAGTATGTGGATAAGAAAAATCAAGTACATACTGAACTAATTGAAATTAAACCTGCAAGTCAAACTATACTCGAGCGTGTGGGTAAGAACAAATACAATCAAGCACAGTACATTAAGAATCAAGCCAAGTGGGCCAGTGCTAATATATGGTGTAAGCAACAGGGCATCAAGTTCCGTATACTCAATGAAAATGATATCTTCAGCCAAGTATAAGCATAAGTAGTATTATGACAAAAAGACTTGAAGAAATCCTTAATTTACCTGAAAGCAAGAAAATTGTTAAGCAGGATGAGAAAGCAGCCGCTAAAGCTGACGCTGTCCCGCTGTTACGTGACATTAGTGAATTTGATAAAATCTCAGCCGCACTACCGTTAGTTAAAGGCCTCGGTGATGCTGGCGATGCTGAACTAGACGAACTAGCTAAGAAAGCTACAGAAGCCTATGATGATATCATGGATTTAGGAATGAATGTAGAAGCACGTTATAGTGCTCGTATGTTTGAAGTTGCCGCTAGCATGCTAAAGAATGCAATCGATGCTAAAAGTGCTAAATTAGACAAAAAGTTAAAGATGATAGATCTACAACTTAAAAAGCAAAAGATTGACCAAGATAGTAATCAAGACGACAGCGTTACCCTACAAGGCGACGGCGTTATTATATCAGATCGTAATAGCTTGCTTGAGAAATTAAAGAATATGAAATAAATATAGTACTAGGAACAGACTATGAAATCATTTACAGAATACTTAACAGAAAGCAAAAAAGTTTACGAATTTAAGGTAAAAATTGCTGGCGATTGCCCTAAAGACTGCGGCAAGAAAATCAAAGAAGCATTGGCACAATTCCATGTTGAATCTTGCAGTTCAGGCAAAAGCACCCCGATCCAAGAAACATTGGTAGACTTCCCTGACACCAAGAATACTGGAATGACAATATTTGATGTGTGTACGAGTTACCCTGCAACAAGTATGCAAGTACAAAGCATACTGGCAGAAAAGTTACGTATTGCAACCAGCATGCTCAAGGTGCGCAATTTAGCAGAAGAAAAAGAAATTGCCCTTAACAATCAGCACAAGACAAAAAGCGGCAAAGCAATGCTAGGCACTGATTACGAAAACAACAATACTGAAGACCTAGTTGGCGAAACACACAAGATGAATTTCTTAAAAGGTCTAAGCAAAGGATCATCACATCACACTCCTGTAACAGGTTACAATGATGAGTTGTTAGCTAAAAGTGCACCTAAGCATGCTAAAGAAACACCAGCCAAGCAGGTAAAAGTAAAAAACAGTGCTGTAAATATTTTTACTAAACAAGTTAAAGTGCCAACAGCAAAAGGATAATACGATGAATTTTTCAGACATTTATAAAAAAATTAGAAGCATTGACGAGGATGTACCTGCAAATCCAGTTGGGGGGACAACACCTCAACCTACTGCTCCCACAGCACCACAAGGTGGCGCAATCCCAATTCAACTTGATGGCGTTACAATTGATCCTTATAATATTACACCTGAGATGGAGAAAGCATTATTAAATGCTCAGTATGTTCCACCATCACTTCGAGCAGTACACAAAGCGGCTTTAGCTAAGGCAGCGGGCCAGCCAGCAGCCGCTGGAAAAGATTTAGGTAATGGATTCACTCTAACTCAGATTACACATAACGGTATTGCGCAGCCAGCAGTACTGGACACTGAAGCTAATCCGCCAGTGCATTGGATCAAAACTCCATCTAATGTTAAGCCAGGACTAGGCCCTGCTGTTGACAGAATAGTAAATGGAATGGCTGTCGGCGGCCCTCCTCCAGGTAGACCTACGCAAATAGCATTAAAGGCCGCTGGTTTAATGGAATCTATTAACATGGAAGAATGTGGAGATATGATGCCTCACTCTCCTCCACAACAAGATATTGTAGACATGAATGTCACACTACACGGATCGGGCCCAGGCGGCATCCGTGATTTGATGAGTATCTTGCGTGACATTGAAGGTAAAGACAGCAACGGCGGTATGACAGTTGAGCCGCATGAGGGCGATATAGAAGTCATGCTAGGCGACATGGAAGAAGAATATGGAAATAGTGTGCGTGGCGCTAGCGGCCCTCGAACTGCATCTATCCAAGATATAACAAATGTTGGCACTACCACAAATGGTGGAGATCATACCCGCAACCGTCAAGCAGGCTTGCCACAGGCAAATGCACATATGCATGAAACAGTCAAGTTGAGATTACAACAACAGTATGATGCTATCAAACAAGAAGGTGCATTTACTGATATGGCTGATACCAAGTTACGTGATATGCCAGGCAAGTTAGCAACAGATGCTAAACAAATGTATAACACGGCCAAAACCGCAGTTGGCAACACAATCGGCCCCCCACTCGTCAAGGCTGCGACAGCAGTCGGCAATACTACTCCCCGGGAAATACAACAAGGCATTGGCAAAGCGGTAGGCGATACCGCGGCGATAGCGGCCACAGGTATTAATAATGCTGTTAAGCCGCTGAGCAAGTTAGCAACAGATGCTAAACAAATGTATAACAATGCCACAGCCGCAGCCGGTGTTACCCCTGCCGGACAACCCGATATAGCTCGTGAGTCTACTGACTTTGCTCGGGTTAAACACTTAACCAAAATACTAAACGGATAATATTCGTCACAGTGCCAAATAGACCCTCCGGGGTCTATTTTTTTATGTAAATAACATTATGGCAAAATCATTAGATGGCGTTTTAACCAAAAAAGCGCACAGTAAAGAAACATTCACAGAGGAGCAAGTACAACACTTGCTAGCCTGTTCTGATCCCGTTAGCGGATACTTGTATTTTGCAAAGAATTTCTTTTATATCCAACATCCAGTAAAAGGCAAACTACTATTCCAACCGTTTGAATATCAAGAAGGATTGTTAAACTCATATCATGATTTTCGATTTAACATTAACATGCTACCTAGGCAAAGTGGTAAAACAACTTGTGCATCAGCATATTTGCTTTGGTTCGCCATGTTCCATCCAGATCAAACTATCCTAGTTGCCGCACACAAATACACAGGCTCACAGGAAATCATGCAACGTATTCGCTATGGATACGAACTATGTCCTGACTTTATAAGAGCAGGGGTGGTAAACTACAATAAAGGGAGTATTGAATTTGAAAACGGATCAAGAATTGTTTCAGCTACTACTACTGGTAACACCGGTCGTGGTATGTCCATATCCTTACTATATTGCGATGAGTTTGCTTTCGTACAACCTAACATTGCTGAAGAATTTTGGACTTCGATATCTCCAACACTAGCAACTGGTGGACGAGCGATTATTACTTCAACGCCTAACAGTGACGAAGATACTTTCGCTCTTATTTGGAAAGAAAGTAAGGAAGTATTTGACGAATTCGGTAGTGAGAGAACCGACGGATTGGGTCGCAACGGATTCCACGGATTCCGTGCAGAGTGGAATGAACATCCGGATCGAGATGAGGAATGGAAGAAAGTTGAATTAGGTCGTATTGGCGAAGAACGTTTCCGTCGAGAGTATGGATGTGAATTCTTAGTATATGACGAAACCCTAGTTAGCAGTCTCAAACTTGCAGAAATGTCCGGGAAAGATCCTATAACACGTATGGGACAAGTCCGCTGGTATAAAAATCCAACTCCGGGAAATATCTATTTGATAGCACTTGATCCTAGTCTAGGAACAGGCGGAGACTTTGCCGCTATCGAAGTGTTTGAATTACCCAGCTTTCATCAAGTAGCAGAATGGCAACATAACATGACTCAAGTGCAGGGGCAAGTTAAAATATTTAAAGATATCATAAAACACATAGAAACTTGCATAGGCACAGACTATGCTAATAGCATATACTGGTCCTGTGAAAATAACACGTTAGGAGAAGCGGCGCTGGTAGTTATTAAAGATCTAGGCGAAGAAACCTTTCCAGGACTGTTTGTCAGTGAACCTGTACGCAAAGGGCATGTGCGTAAATTCCGTAAAGGATTTAACACTACACACGGGTCAAAAATAGCCGCATGTAGCAGGGCAAAGTACCTGATAGAAGAAAATAAGATGCAAATATACAGTCGTCCGCTGTTAAGCGAGCTTAAGACGTTTATCGCAAGCGGTACCAGTTTTAAAGCTAAAGTAGGTCAGCACGACGACCTAGTGGCGGCCCTGCTGTTAATCATACGTATGAGTGTGGTTTTAGCTGACTGGGATCCTAGGGTATTTGAAACCCTCAGCGTTGCTGACGGAATGGACCAAGATTGGGAAATGCCGCTACCAATATTTGTTTCAAGTAATATCTGATAAATATCATATGGAAATCGATTTAAATAATATTGCGAAAGAGTTGTACGAGAAACTGGAATCTCGGTTCAAACAAATCACATTTGCTGATGAACACGCTACCGTTTTGAGTAAAAAAGTAGACATTCCTAAAGCAAGATTTTTTGAATTTGAGTATAAAAATAGTGGTGTTCCTCTAGGAACTGTTGCTATTACACTAGACGAAGATGACGGACTCGTAGTTGAACTTAGTGGTAAATTAGCTGATTCTAATCACCCAAGTGTTTTAAAATTCCTCAAAGGATTGCGCATATTTGCTAAAAGTCGCTTGCTAAATTTTGATGAAAAGAATACTGGTAAGGACAATTTAGATAAACGTGACTACCACTTCCGAGCAAAACCCAAGGAAAAACCAATGATGGAACCAATTATGGAAAACAAGTTGTTTGGCACATCGAAGATGAGCTATCAAGATTTAGGTGAAGCTACCTTAATCATCAAACATAACCAACCTGTTAACACAGAACTTGCGGCAGGCCGCACAATGCACATTGAAAACATCTATATTGAAAATGCGATGGGAGAACGTTTCCGTTATCCCGTGAAGCATTTAAATGGTGCTCGTGCATTAGCTGAACATATTAAAGCAGGCGGTAATCCATACGATGCTATTGGCAAACACATCACTGGACTTAGCGAAGAACTAGCGCAGTTACGCAAGTTCAAAGGCTATGTAGGTCGTAATTCTGCTTTAGCAGAAGCAATGGGCGACATCACAAGTAAAGTTATGGAACGTATTGAAGCAGTCAAGAAAGAAGTTAACATGCTACAACGTCCCGGTTACTATGAACAATTTGCTGAATCATTTACTGATCGCGAGGATCAAATGATTCCAGAAGACATTATGAGTGATTGGATTGATCGTTTGACAATCCGTACATTTAATGAAGAATTAAAAACAGCTTTCCCATATATTTTTCGATTAGTTGACGACACTGAAATCCCAATAAAAGGATTATCTCCAGATGACATCCTAAGTGATTCTTACAATCCAAACAGCGTTAGTGCAGAGCACCGTCGTAGTCTAGAAAAATCACACGAAGACAGTTTGAAGAAAAAAGCAGAAGACGGTGATGAGTCAGCTAAGAAACGTTTACAAGCATTGAAAGATAAAAAAGAACGTATGCGTAACGATTATAATG